TTAATGACAACCCGGAAGTGATGAAATCTTTTATGAAAAAATATAAAAGCTACTTAAAAAGAAAGGGGCTTGAAATGACGGACGAAGAAAAGAAAGCACTTGAAGCAAAGGAAGGCGAAGAAGAAGAAATTACAACCGGCGACGACAAAGGCGCGGACGCGACCGACGACGACGCGGGCGACAATAAAGACGACGACAAAAAGGGCGGCGACGCAGACGCGGACGACGACAAAAAAGATGATGACAAAGAGGGCGACGACGCAGACGCGGACGATGCCAAAGACGACGACAAGAAGGGCGACGACGCAGACGCGGACGACGACGAAAAGCTTTCCGAAGGCCAGAAGGAATTTAAGAAAATGAAAGCAGAATTCGGCGCGGACTTCGCGGCAAATTGCTTTGAAAAGGGAATGAGTTTCGACCAGGCCAAAGACGCACATTATGAAGTCTTGAAGATCAAGAACAAAGAACTGGAAACTTCAAGCAAAGAAAAGACAGAAAAGCTTGACGAAGTTTCGGGTTCTCTTGGCCTTTCAACAGGCTTGCCCGCAAGCAAACCGGAAGCAACCGGCGCGATAGGTGCGGCGCGGAAAGAAGAATTGAAAAAATCTGTTGGGGAAGATACCGCCGCGGTTGCGGGGGCGATCGCCGAACAGATGTCAAAATGCACAGACTAATTGCAAGATGAAAAAGAGCTATTGTTTTTAAAGTGAAAAAATATTTGGAGGCTTGAAAAATGGCAGGCACGTTTTTAAACCTAACCGATATGGCGACATATCGAAACGCCGAACAGGCCCTTGGCCTGATCAAACAGGGCGTTGCAAATCTCCCGGAATTGCAGTTGTTTCCGGCTTCTCCGATTAAGAAAACGCAGTACAAGGCGACTGTTAGAACCGCCTTACCTTCAACCGGCTTCCGCGCGGCCAACACAGGCCGGTCAAACGCGAAGTCAACCCTGACTTCCCGCACCGTGGAATGCAAGATTCTTGATGCTTCGGGTTCGATGGACAGGGCAGTTTCGAAAGATAACGAATGGGGCGAAGATGTTGCAGTTGCAGACGAGCAATCGGCCCATGTTGAAGGTGCTTTGACCGACGTTGCAACACAGATTTACTACGGCACCGATGCAGATGCAGCCGGGTTCGTCGGTGTAGGGTCCATTCTGGCCTATACCGACAGCGACATGGTTGTTGACGCGGGCGGCACCACAGAAAGCACCGCAAGTTCCGTTTACGCTTTCAAGTTCGGGCGGCAGGAATGCTCCCTTGCCTGGGGCAATGATGGCGAGTTGGAAATTGACCCAGTGGTCAAACAGCTTGTTCTTGACGAAACCAACGGCGGGTTCATACCTTCATGGGTATGGGTCATACTTGGATGGGTTGGCCTTCAACTCGTCAATTATGAAGCATTTGGCCGCCTTTGCAACATCACCGAAGATTCTGGCAAGACGCTTGACGATGATATGCTTGCCGAACTCATTGCGCAGTTCCCCGTTGGCAAGAAACCAGATGCGTTGTTTATGAGTTCAAGAAGCATGCAGCAACTCCGCGCAAGCCGCACAGCGACGAACGGGACAGGCGCACCGGCACCGTTCCCGTCCGAAGCTTTCCAGGTTCCCATCTACGAATCAAGCGTGATCGTAGACACGGAAACCCTGCTTGTGGCAGAAAGTTCATAGACCAGTTTCCTTGTTGATAGCCGGGGGCAAGCGTTTTCTTCCGCTTGCCCCCACACCCTTATAAAAGGTCAAAATGGAAAACGCCTTTTCAGACAGCTACGATGATATTATTGACGACGACGATTTCAAATTGGAAGTGGAATATTCGCGCGACGGCGATTCAGTAACGTTCGACGCGCTAACAGACCAAATCGAATTTGAAACCGTTGACGATTACAATGCCATTATACGAGTTTATGCCCGCGACTTTTGCACCAAAACAAGCAACCTTGTTTTGTCCGGCGTTCAGATCGTCCCGGAACGTGGCGACCTGATCAAAATGACGATCGACGATTACACTTTTACATTTAAAGTGTTAGACATTCCCGAAGAAGGGCCCTACCGTTACGACGACGACGCCCATTATTCAATCAGAATCCACACAATCGAAGTTTTAAAAGAAGCATCTGCATCATAAAGGGGCAACAATGAGTTTGACCGCAATGGATTTGCAATCTTTCCGCACAATTGTCAAAGAAGAAAACGAGGAAATCCGTGCCGCTATTAAAACCGAAACGGAATTGCTTGTGACAAAGGAAATTGAAAAGCATTCCAAAGAAAAAGTCAACCCGCACACGGCACGATGCACAGATGTTAAACGTACAACCGCCGCGATGATTTGGGTTGTTGCCGCATTTGCTTTTCTTTTTATTGTGGCTATCACAGTAATTATTTTCAAATAGGAGTTCAAAAAATGATAAGTGTATTTAAGCTCAAATCAAAATCCGAAGAAGTAGAGGCGCACCGGAAAGCAATGGAACGGCTTAATGGTTTGATAAATACTGGCAAGGCCGCACTCCAAGTTGATATTGATTCGTTGACCTTGGAAGATGAATTTAAAGACCAGTTGAAAAATTTTAATAAAACATTGACCTTGCTTGGCGAAGTTTACAAAGACGAACAAGCGCTTGGAAATATCCCCCCTAACGTAATACCGGAGTAAGCAAATGGGCGACTTAATGTCTCCGATAATAATAGACATTCCCGGCTCAACGCCGAATGCCAACTATGACCCCGGAGTTTACAACCGTATGGGCATGAAGGTTATCGGGCAAAAACCGATAGAACAATCGGCGGCGGCGTTTTCCAGTCTTGCAAATATTCAATCCGTAATGACACTGGGCGGTGGGGCTGGTTATGACGTTGGCGAGAATGCTTTAAAAAGTCCTGCTGGTGTTCTCAATGTGGATGGTGCTTATGAGACCGCTTCCGAAACAGCGCACGGTTTCGGTTGGATAGAAATTGAAGCAAAAAATCCGGGTCTGAATGCCAGTCTTGGTTTTGCAAGTGCGGCGGCTTTAAATATTGCTGATGCAAGCGCCCCGAAGATACTTCAAAATAAGACTTTCGGAAATACAGCGGGGACAGCCCAAATAATTTCTGACGGAACCGGCGCTTATATTGCTACAGCCGCGTATCACGAGTACAGATTTTATAGAGATACAACTTCTGGATGGAATGCGTTATCGGTGAACGAAATAATTGCATGGACAGGATACATGAACGCTGTTAATTTACGGCTACAAGTTGCTTCGTGGAATGCTGGCGACTTATACGTCAAGAATTTCTCATCAAACTTTGGGGTTCTTGATACCGCACCGGAGCTCACGCCTGTCACGCTCACTCATAACGTTGCCTTAGCTTTACGCGCCAATACGTTCACCTGGGATGAGAACCAAGAACATTTTGCAAGCGGGCTTGCCGGTGAAGCGAAAATAGCAACTCTCGATGCAACGTGGAGAACAAAGGCAGAATGGGGAGCGCTTGGAGCCGAGATAATAATACCAAAAGCAGAATCTCATGAGCTTGAATTTAGAGCCAACTCGGCGGGAGCAAATCCCGGGAGTTTTGGCTATGGTAGGATAACACCGGAAGCGCCCGCCGGTGGCGGCGGTGGTGGTAGTATGGATGGAGGTTTTCAAAAATGAGAGTTGAACACGGTTCGACAAATGTTTCCACTTATTTTCAAGAAAAAAATAATCAGGATGGCCTTACCTGGGAAGACATCGACCAGGCATATTATACAAGGGACCAGGCGGTCGCCGTTCCCATAACACCAAAAACCCAAACAGTAACGGGCGCACACGACGACGGCGGATTTGTCGAAGTTGATGCAACAAACGCAAAAGGGCTTTACCGTTTTGACCCCCCCGATGCATGTTGGGCAACTGCAAGCCGTATTTGTGCGATACACCTGCAGGGCGAAGGCCTTGAATTTATACCGTTGAAAGTTGACCTTGACAATCTTTCCGCTTCTATCGCGGGCGGACAGTCTGACGATCATTTTGCAACCGGACAAACCGACACCGCGGGTGATATTGACGCCGGTTCTTATACAAGCACCTTAATTGAAGATGGTTCATATTTTCAGATTTCCCCCACCGGCGCGGTTGCACTTGAACAAGAACTTCTTTTCAATATAGGCGCGGACAGAAAACCAAACACCATCAAAGTTGTTGGTTATTATGAAGGCCAGAACCCAGGCGCGGCGGCGAAGTACGCACAAGTAGAAGCATACAATTATTCGACTTCAAGCTTTGACCTGATAAGTTCCCCATCAAACCGGATGAATCACGCAACCGCGGATGAAATTTATGAATTTTCTTTCTTGCAAGACCATGTTGATGTAACCGGAACCCCTGGCAATATGCGGGTTCGTTTCGTTTCCGGCGATATAGCCGCAAATTCCGACCTTTATCTTGACCTTGTTTCCGTTGCTTCCGTTCCCGTTTCTGGAATTACCGTTGACGATATAGCAAACGCGGTTTGGCAACATATAGTAACAAACCACACGGACCACGACACGGCGGGTTATAGAGTATCACAAACCATTATGACCCACCACGGGATCGCGGTAAAAAATACTGCAACCACTTTTACTATCGAAGATGTTGTAACCCCGGCGACAGACCTTTTAAACGGGTATAAAATAAGGGTACACAATGAAACAACCGACGAGTTTGCCGAAGGGGTTGTTATTGACTCCGCAACAGCAGACGCAAATGAACTGGTCTTGACGTTGGCGGAAGCTTTACCTTTTATTCCTGACGTTGGCACACATAGTGTGTGTGTGATGCAAAGGGTGGTTGCGGTCCACGATATTTTGAGCGCGGCAATCGCCGCCTATACATCTGACGGGACTGTCGGTTTTGCCTTTGGCGCGGTGCTTGGCAACATTTCAATTAACAAGTCCACAAAAGTTGTTACCGCGACAATAAATGGGCAAGCAAAAACCGGAAAACTTGTCGATACCGCGGGCGTTTATTCTATAATATGGGATTAAAAAATGTTAAGTAATTTCGCGCTTTTATCATATCCGCAAAACGTTGTTGAAAGCATCGTCGTTGCCGGTGAAGATTACGGCCCTGCAAACAGGACCGGAACTTTCGACGAGGCGGCGCGGAACGTTGATCCGGGCGTTGGAAACGTCATAAAAGACCGGGCATATAAAATCCAGAATGTCGTCAAGGTCGGCACATTCGACGAGGCCGCGCGGAACGTTGATCCGGGCGTTGGAAATGTCATAAAAGACCAGGCATATATAATCCAGAATGCCGTCAAGGTCGGCACATTCGACGAGGCCGCGCGAAATACTGATCCGGGCATTGCAAACGTTATAAAAGACCAGGCTTATATAATCCAGAATGCCGCCAAGGTCGGCACATTCGACGAGGCCGCGCGAAATACTGATCCGGGCGTTGCAAAAGTTCAACTGGCAACCGAATATAAAATTTTAAACGTCGCCAAAGTAGGGGAACTCGAAGTTGGCAATTTGCCAACAAAAGGCACCTTGACGATAGAGAACAACGGCGACGGCACCGCAACGGCGACAATTGCGGGCGCGGACGACGGCACGGAAAACATAATTGAATATGCGGGTTATGGTGTAGAAAAATTTACAACGCTTGATGCAATAACTGGCAACGGTTCAAAGACAATAACAGACAGCGCCGGACTTTACAATGCTTTCAATTCAAGTGCAAATGCCAACGGTGCAACCCTTTTCGAAGCCGAACCGTTCACCATCACAAACACCGATGATGCGGTAATGATCACCCTGGCCGAACTTGTCAAAGACGAGATCGAAGCGGTTGCCGTTTCCGGTGATATAACTATTACTCGCACATATCTTGGATTTATTGACTTCAAAGATATGGGTTCAGATATACAAGTTTTTGTTGTCCCGCGCGAACGGACGAACGAAATGGAAACCCGCGCGCAAGACAAAGTGCGCTTTTTCATTGATGTTGGCAGCTTCAAAACAGTTGCCACCGACGCCGAAGGTGATGTGATGGTCAAATATATGGAAGATATTTATTCCAGAATGCGGCACCGGCGCTTGGGCGATTTCAAATGTATGGGCGTTACCCTGGAACCCGCTTTTGACCAGATACGTTTGAAAGAAAAAAAGCAGTTTGCAAGCGTTGCTTCCCTTGAATTTATGGGGGTTCAGTAATGGCCGGTGAATTTGTAACAATGAAAGTTAGTAAAATCAACTTCCAAAGCGATAAACTTTTGAAAGCCGCCGACCGCGCGAATCAAAGCGCACTAATGCACATGGGCGCTTTTGTCCGCAAGACCGCACAGCGCGGCATACGGGCAAAAAAAACACCGTCCGCACCTGGAAGCGCACCGAACACACAAACAAAATGGCTTCGGCGACAGATTGTTTTTGTATATGAATGGGAATCAAAATCAGTTTTGATCGGGCCTTGGCTTGTGCCTTGGCTCAATATGTTACACGAACACGGCGGGCGCGACATTCGCGGCGTTGAATACGCACCCCGCCCGTTCATGGGACCGGCCCTTGAAAGGGCAGTTCCCGCATTTCGGAATAAGTACCCCGAAAAATTTAGTTCTGCGTGGAATATATCCGCGGCATAAAAAAAGGAGAATGAAATGGGTGATAAATTTAAGGGACATGACAGGTATATTTATGTAAATACCGGGACCGTGGACACCCCGGTTTGGACGGTGCTTGATGCATCGAAAGATTTAAACCGTGGCTTGACGAAAGACAAGATCGACGACACAACCCGCGGCATTGCCCAGGGTGGTTATAAATCGTCAACCGACGGCTTGAAAGATGTTGATATAACTTTTGACATGTTAGAACCCAAAGCGGGCGAAGATGCCGATGCCGGATATGCCGCACTTCTCGCGGGATACGACGACAACGCGGAAGTTGAAGTTCTTGTTGCCGATAATGCAATAACGGGCGACGATATTCCATGCCAGAAATATACTGTTATGGTTTACGATGCTTCCGAAGCCGACCCCATTAATGACAATGCGGCAACAAGCTTCGGCCTTTCCATTTCCGGTGCCGATTCAGTTGTTGAAGGCACTTGCACGGATTCGGAATTTAGCGCAGAAGGCAGCTAAAAAAAGAAAGGTAACATGAACGACGAAGAAAAGAAAATTGACGATCCGAAAGAAGAAGATTTTTCGGCAAAGTTCAAAGACGAACAAGGGCTTTCGTATGATATAAAGCTCAATGTGCCGGTTGTCCATGAATTTTGCCGCCAACAAAATTTGCAAGTAGGTTGTTTCACCCCTGCAGGGCTTAACATGGCACAGTATATTGATCTGGCCTTTGCAGGGACCCGGTGGAATTCAAGGTACAATTTGGGCAAACAGTCCAAAAAACAGTTCCTTGAAGCAATTGACGGGCCTTCTTATCAAGATGTTATGGGGGCCGCCATGAATGCAATTGTAAATTTTACCCTGCACACAGCACCGAAGGAGAAACGTCAAATGATGGTGGAAACGGTGAAGAAATCGTTGAAGGAAGCCGAAACCGTTCTGGTTGGACTTGGCGAGGAATCTTCGAAATCGCCGCAACCGCCGGAATTGACGCCCTAAGTTGCAACTATTCTTTGCGCGAACTTTGTTGGATTTCGGAAGCGAAGCGAAGCGAAAGTTGGGATCACACTTCCGCGTTGCTTTGCACGATTGCACAAATATTTGAAAAGAAAAGGTTGAACCCTGACAGCTTCCACCCGATGAAAATTGCGGCGAGTAAAGCAGCCAGGGCAAAGGTTAAAAGAAGGAGGCCTTTAAATGGCGCGTGATGTACGGGCGGGCGGTGCGTTTGTAGAGATCGGGGCAAGAAGCAAGGCACTCGATCGAGGGCTGAAACGTGCTTCCGCTTCGCTTCGCAATTTTGGTTCAAAGGTTCAAGGCATTGGCCTTGGATTTGCAAAAGCGGGCTTGGCCATAGCCGCCCCGCTTGCGCTTTCCGTGCGCACCTTCTCGAAGTTCGGCGACCAGATCGCAAAAATGGCGAAGCGCACCGGCCTTGGCACGGAAGCGCTTTCAGAATTTGCACACATGGCCGACCTGACCGGAACTTCACTTGAATCATTTGAAAAAGGCATTAAGAGAATGCAAGGCACGATCTTTGATGCAAAGCTTGGACTGTCCACCGCAACCGATTCACTTGACGAATTGGGCCTTTCCTTTGAAGATTTAGAAGGCAAACAACCGCAAGATAACCGATGATATGGCAAAATCCGCCGAAGTTTTGACCGACCAATTGGCGCGTTCAAAATCAAGCATGAAGGGGTTGCAGCTCACAATTGGCCAGGCGTTAGCCCCGGCGATTTCTGAATTGTCAAACAAATTCGTTGCAATTGTTGTTGGTGTACGGCGCTTCATTGACGAAAACAGGGAACTTGTTTTGAAAGCCGCAAAGGTTGCGGCCGTTTTGCTTGGCATTGGTGCGGGCTTAACTGCAATTGCCATTGCCGCGACCGTCGCCGCCGCTATAATTTCCGGTCTTGGCACGGTCATTTCATTGGTTGCAACAGTATTTTCACCGCTTGGAATTGCGATCATGGCAAGTGTTGCCGCAATTGTCCTTTTGGGCGACGCAATTTTGACCATGACCGGCGCGGCAAATACCGGAATCACCGACTTTGTGCAAAATATTCGCATTGGCGGTACCGCAATTTCAACCTGGATGGAAGTTGTTTGGCTTAAAATTTTCAAAGGTTGGGAATGGATGAAGTTTGGCATTATGGCGGGTTGGGAAAGCTTGAAATTTTCTGTTTTGTCCGCCGGAAATTTTATTTTGCGCGGGCTTTTGTCCGTTGCTTCGGCCATATCTTCCGGCTTTTGGGCGGCGGTCAAGGGCATTATTGATGCTATAACATGGCTTGCACAAAAAACAATTACCATCGGCAACAAGCTTCACCTTGTAAGTGATGAAAGCTTTGAAAATGCAAAGGGCAAAATTGACGGCCTTTCAAAAGGAATGGAAGATTTTGCCAACAAGCAAAAAGAACTTGGCAAATCTTTCTATACCGATGAAGCAAAAAGCGCAATTGACGCGCAAGAAAAGCGCATGTTGGACTTTCAGGAAACCCGCCAAAAAAGCGCAGAAGCTACCGCAAAAAAAATTGCGGCCTTGGAAATTGCGATCAACCAGGCGTTCAAGGGTGATGCGGCAAAGGGCGATTCTATCGGCGACTTGAAAAAGAAACTGGACTCTTTGAAATCAGGCTTTGCCGATGCCGTTTCCGAAGCCCGAAATTTAATGGGCGGTGGTGCGGTCGATCCAACTGCAGCCCTTGGCGGCACACAACAAGCGATCACAAGCGCACAGACAATTCGGGGGTCTTTCTCCGCCGCCGCCGCCGCCGGTGCGGCCCAGGGCCCCATTGTGAAAGCACAGGAAAAATCAAACAAGCTTTTAAAGAAGATTGCAGACAACACCGCCGAAGGCCAAGTTGCAAGATTCGGTATATAGGGGCATAAAATGGCAATAACTGTTGAAGAACTTTTTGAAGGCCAAGGGTATAATCGGTCAAAAATTGGGCGGACATTAGCGCGAAAATTCAAAGTATCCGGCGCGGATGATTCCGAAGCCGCGGGCGAAGCTTCCGGCATTCCAGACATTGATGATTTATATGAATCAGGGCCGATGCGCGTTGTTTCAAAAAACGCGGAACCCATGGGGGCGGACAACAGGCACACGGTCAATGTCAATTATGCATATAGTCCAAGTTCAAATTCCGAACGCCCCGACGATCCAGTTGACGGCCAGGAATTTTGGCTTATTGATCTTTCCGGCCAGACGATAAATCAACAAATTGCCATTTCACAAACAGGGTTCGGCACCAACAAACGCGAAGTTGGCAACCTTATTGGTGTGAAAGATGATGGCACGGTTGAAGGCGTTGATAAAAATGTTTCTTCCGGCACCTTCACCGTTACGCTTTGGCAAGATGCCGACGTAATTGACGATGATTATATTGATGATATTATGTCCGAGTACGGCAAAATAAACGGATATGCATATTATGGATACGCCCCTGGGGAACTCTTGTTTAATGGTGTACGAATTCCGAACCGCGGCTTGGACCTTTGGGAACTGGAATTTGTATTTACCTTCGAACCCAATGTTGCCGAAGGCGACATGCCCGACTTGACCGATGATGCGGGCGATCCAATAATAATTACCGACGGCTTGGACGGTTGGCAATATCTTTGGCTTGATCAAAACATGGTTGACGACGGAACCGATATAAAATGGGCCGTCCGGGGCGCTTATAAGTCCGACGTATATGAAGAAAGCAATTTTTCTGATCTTCCGCTTTCGGGGGATCGCTTTTAATGGCAAAAAACAAAGTACGACTTGACGAACCTTTGAGCGCCCGCAAGTGGAATACCATGCAAGATGATATTGCCGCCAACCAGGACAAACTCCGCAAGCTTTCCGCGCAGCTCAAAAAAGGCGGAATGACCGGCGAACCCGCGCAAAAAGTGCGCGTTGTCAACCGTTCCGGTTATGATGCAAGCCGTTATGATATAATGGGCATTGAAGGCCAGGCATATATTGCAAATGACCAGGCGCTTCTCGATCGCGTACTTGAAATTGATATTGTTAATGCCGAAACTCATGCTTATAAATGGGTAATTTTGGCCGAAGCAATCCCTAATGGTGGGGTTGGTTTTGCCTATATTTCCGGTTCGGTTCTTTGCAAGGTTGACTTCCAAACCGACGGCGACGGATGGGCAAACCCCGAAACTGACGACAACTTTAAATTAAAAAGTGATGCATCAAGCGGCGAAGCGCGGGTTCTTTGGCAAGTAGCCGGGACGGGGGAACAATGGGCAATCGTCCATTTCCCTTTTAAAGTAGCCGCCGCGGCGGCAATTAGCTTTTCCGCAATGGGCGGCGCGTATGAACTCGATTCTTCAACACCTTATTCCGGCCAGTTATTACAAGCAAGCTATTCCCCTGCAGGCCCTTCAACAGCCGTGGACAGACGAACATTTTTAAAACTTCCTTCACCGGTAAACGCAGCTTCCATATCAAATGTATTTCTTAAAGCCGACCATATGCCCGGTTTTTCCCTTAACTATAAACATGTTGCGGACGCTAATTTTGTACCCTTCGATTGTACTTGTAGTTGTCTTGTTACTTTATATCCTATAACGGAAGATGTTGAAGATTATTCGCTTATTGATTGGGATGATATGCCGACCTTGGGGACACCGTATAATGGTGGCGGGTTTTGGAAGTTTCTTGATTCTCTTGACCTTACTTTCACCGGCTCACCAAACTTTCAAAAAATAAATATATCAAATAGAATGCAAAACGATATTGCAGGAACTAATGGGCAAGATTGGGGGGTCAATGTTTTAATGGGGCTTCCACCAATTTTTTCTGCTTTAGAAACAGCCTACGGAATATGTGTTGAACTGATACCGTTTGCTTCTTCCATGGGAACCCCTGGAGGCGGAAGCCGTTCGGCAAGGCATGTTTGGCGAATTGATGGGACGCCAGGCAGTCATTATATAGAAACCAATTAGGAGGTGTATTTATGAAAATGATTATGGTGGTAATGGCAATAATGTTGGCTTTCAGTTTGGCGGCTTGCGCGTCCCCCGCTGATTCTCGCCTTAATGAAATGAACCGGCAAGCCGGGGTTTTCATTGCAGCCGAAGCGGGCGATCCAGAGGTTGCACAAGCGGGCGAAGATATTGCAAAATCTGCAGAGCAGATACAACAATATAGTTTGCCCAGGCCGGAAGGCGTTGTTTATTCAAGTGAGTTTGTACGCGCTGAAATTGAAAGGTCAAAGGCGGAATCGCGCGGCTTTCCCTGGGAAGTTGTCGAAGCCGGACTTGGCATTTTCGGGCTTGGTGGTATTGCCGAACTTTTGCGCCGCTTGCGCAAAAACAAGGTTGTCATTAAGAAAACCCGCGAAGCTTATTTTGCAACAGTTAATTCAATAAAACGAAAAATAATACTTGCAAAAAAGGCAAAAAAAGGCAATATTGGTGTGTATGATGTCGGCTTAATTGCACAAGATGTTCAAAAAGACTTGGGCATTTTGCAGGAAATAACAGACCTTTACAGAGAATGGAAAGAATCAGCCAAAGAAAAATGATAGTTGCCTTTTATCATATTGCCCAAATGGGACGTTGGCGCGAAATCGTTGACGAACAAGTTGAACAAGTACGGGAAAGCGGTCTTGACCGGGCCGCTTCTCGTATCTTTGTATATGTGCTTGGCAAAGACCCGGTTGTCTTGCCGGAACCCTTCGAAATAATTTACCAAAGCGACAACTTGAAAGAATATGAATATCCCGCTTTAAAAGGACTGCATCAATTTTCCATCGAAAACCCAAAAGCAAAGATTTTATATTTCCACAGCAAAGCCGCTTCAAAAAAAGGTCAAAGGATTTATGAAGAATGGCGGCGATATATGATGTGGGGCGTTGTCGAAAACTGGAAAAAGTGCGTTGAAAAACTTGACAAATATGACACGGTGGGGGTCGAATGGTATAATGGCGAATGGCCAAAAAGCAAACATAATCCAATGGTCAAAGATTGCAAGGGCTTTTATGCCGGAAATTTTTGGTGGGCGAACGCGGCATATATTTCCACCATTCCCGACGCCCTTGACCTTGACCCTAAAAACCGATGGGACGCGGAAGGGTGGCTTGCCCGCAACAAAAATATAAATTATTATGACCTTTGGAACACAGGCAGTCAATCGCAACGTCGAACCGGTATGTTTTCAAAAAATTTCAGCCGCACAGAATACACGGGGCTTCCACAAAGATTTTTCATCATCACACCATGCCGGAACCCTGGAAAAAACATCAGAAAGTGTGCAAAAAGTATCTTGTCGCAAGCATACAATAATTTTCAATGGGTGGTTGTTGACGACGGATCGACCGACGGCACCCGCGAATATTTGGACTCCATAACCGACAAACGGGTTCGGGTTATCAAAAACAAAGAACGCAAATATGCTTTGCGCAACATTGTTGAAGCCGTTGATCGTTACGCACAGCACGATTCAATTGTTATCACCCTTGACGGTGATGATTATTTGTCCGACCCTTATGTTTTAAAAGAAATAGAACAAGAATATAGAAGTTCCGGGGCCGACGCGCTTTGGACCAGGTACAAAAACCACAAAGGCGAAGAAGGCGTTTCTCGCGCCCTTACACATGCGAACCCTTTGATTTCGGGTTGGACGGCAAGCCACTTGCGCACTTTCCGGCGACACCTTCTTTGGGGCTTGAACCGCGAATTATTCAAGAATGCAAAGGGCGAATGGTACACTTGCGCGTATGATCAGGCATTATATTTACCAATTTTGAAGCTTGCAAAGAAAAAGCATTTTTTCAACCGCGTTTGCATGATATACCATGAACCCGAACCGTCGCCCCGTATGAAATTGCAACAGAAAAACGCACTTGAAATTCGCGCAAATTTGAAAAACGCTTTCAATTACAATTTCGAAACAGTCATGCTTTTTGTCAACGGTCCGCACAAGCGAAGTGATCACCGCCTGGCACAAGGCGAACGGCGGCACCCCTTGGGCGTGTTGTCGCTTGCGCGGCGACTCCGTGCGCGGGGGCATATTGTCAAGGTTGTTGACCGCTATTTGAACCCCGGCGAATGGCCGAAGGAAAAAGAAATTCTAAAATATCGCGTTTTTGGCGTGTATCTTTCAACCCCAAATTTTGCAGATGGCTTTGAAATTTTGAAAAAGCTCCAAAAATACCGCCGCAAACGGTATTTAATGGCGGGCGGTCCGCATTGCATAATGCACCCGAAAACAGTTACCAAATATGTTGACTGCGTGTGCGTTGGCGAAGCTGATTTTGCGATTTCCGACATGGTGGAACGCCGCATTTCCGGCATAGTTGACCCTGGACGAGTTGACGATCTGGACACCGTGCCATTCCCAGATTTTGACCTTATACGCGAACAAAAAACGCATTATGACACCACTTGGCCGTTCGATGATACAAGCCCCGTTTTCCCCTTGAATACGTCCCGAAGCTGCCCGCATAGTTGCACTTTCTGCAATGTGCGCGACATTTGGGGCCAAAAGTGGGTTGCACAGTCCCCGGAGCGTGTTTTTAACGATTGCAAGCACCTTGTGGACGAGTTCGGGGCGGCGGGCATATATTTCCGGGAAGATAACTTTGCGTGTAGCGAACGCCGCGTGAGGGCAATTTGTGCCTTGATCATGGCCAAAGGGCTTCGCTTCAATTGGGCTTGCGAAATACGAGCCGACCAGGCGGCAAAGCCCGACCTTGTGCGGGTCATGGCCGAAGCCGGCTGCAGGGGCTTCTATGTTGGCGCTGAATCGGGCAGTTCCCGAATGCTTAAAATTTTCAACAAGGGAATCACCCGCCAGGAAATACTTGACACTTGCACGAACGCCGCCAACAACGGCATAAGGGTTGCTTTGTCAACCATAAACGGACACCCCGAAGAAACCGACAAAGATAAATCTTTTACACGGTCATTGATCAAGCGGGCAAACCCGGCAATTCATTGGGAATGTCAATTTCGCCCAAAGGAGAAATAAAAATGAGGCCTGAATTATTATGGGAACTTGACTGGTGGCATACCAATTTAACGCCTGAAAAGCGATCTACCTGGACTAAAAATTTACTTGACGTTGAAGGGCGACACCGCGCTTTTCCGGGTGTTCTTTTAAAAGCCGTTGTTTCAATGGAAAATCCGAACGTGCTTGATGTCGGGTCCGGCCCTTTGAGCTGCGCGGCATGGGGTGCCGAAATTGGCGAAATGAAGTTGACTGCAATTGACCCCCTGGGCGCGGATTATATGAAACTCCGCGAAAAACTTGGCCTTGATTTTCCGGTTGATGTGGTAACAATGCGCGGCGAAGATGTTGCAGAAAACTTTGAAGCCTATTCCTTTGATATTGTTTTCACCCGCAACGCGCTTGACCATGCCGAAAGTCCGCGCGAATGCATAGAAGCCGCGTCAAAGGTGTTGCGTCCGGGCGGGCTTTTTATACATATCGGCAAAAAGTGCGAAGGTACAACGGCCAAATGGGGCGGTTCACATAGGCATGATTTATTTATTGACGGCGAAAAACTTATGAGAAAAGGTATGGGCGACTTAGAAGGGAAAAGCCTTGTTGAAGGCTTGCCGCTTCAATATTTCACAAGCGAAAAAGGGGCCCCCGGCAAAATGTTTTCTATTACATATAGAAAGATATAAAATGAAAATTATTGCAATTGTTGTTGCGCATAACGAAGAAAAAACATTGCCGCAAGTGGTAATAAATTTGCGCAATCAATCCTTGCCTTTTGTTGCCGTGCTTGACAATCCAACACCGCGGGTGCGGGAAATAATGTCCGGCGCTTTTGTAACATACGAAACGGAACCTTGCCAGGCCAACCATGTTTATCGGTGGCAAAAGATTTTGAACCTTATTGCCGAAGCCGCCGACCGTCAAATAAAAGCTGATTGGGTTTTCCGCACAGACGCGGACGAATTTTGGACGGGTCGCGGCCAACCAGACATGCGCACAGTAATTGAAAGGGCCGAAAATCACGGTTGCAATGTTGTAAATTTTGGCATACGGCAATATGCCCCGCGCGTTCAAAATTATAACCCCCTGGAATGCGATCCGCGCGATTCTTGCGCAGTTGCACCGCCCGGTCATGTGCTTTATATGCGGCCCTTCGAGAGCAAATATCACCGCGCATGGAAACCCAGCAACGGCTTTGATACGATATATTATGGCGGTCATGTTCTTGTCGGCAAAGGCGTCAAGCCTTACGAATCCGAAGCGTTGTTTGATCATATCCCTTTTGTTGATGTTGACACCGCAAGGAAAAAACTCTACAGCAATTATACAAAAATAGAGATCGAACGAAAATGGCACATTCAATATAAGGGCATTCGAATAAAAGACATTATAATGAAAGATAAAACATGAACGAACTTGAAAAACTCGCAACAGAATACGGCACCGACAAAGCAATCCCGCACAATTACACAACCCATTATTTCGAACACTTGCGCAAATACCAATTGCAACCCGTAAAGTTTTTGGAAATGGGTGTTTATGAAGGCGCTTCAATGAAAATGTGGGAAGATTATTTCACGATCGCGCAATTGACCGGCCTTGACATTTCCCCCGATTGCAAACAGTTCGAAACCCGCCGCACAAAAATATATATTGGCAACCAAAAAGACATTGATTTTATGCAAAAGTTGGTTGCCGAACGCGGGCCGTTTGATGTAATAATTGACGATGCCGGACACCGCACCGACGGCATTATTCAAGCGTTCGAAATGCTTTGGCCGACACTTGCCCCAGGTGGAATATATGTTATTGAAGATCTCCGCGTTTCCTATGAAGCCAAATTAAAATATGGCGGACGGCACGACGTTTGGACGTCGGCAATGGAATATTTGAAAGGCATTGTTGACACTTTGCACAAACCAGGCGTTCGGAAAATGTTCAAACCAAAGGGTTTGCACGATATAATATTTGCCACCGGAATATGTTTTTTGAGAAAGAAAAAGCTATAATGCCTTAAAACGGCACTCCCACGCATAAAAACTGCCTTAAAAAAAAGCCCTTTATTTTGTTATAAATCTTGAAAATATATTGCAATAGTGCCGATATATATTATAATTCAAATAGTTAAAGGAGAACAAAAAACAATGGTAAAAGATAAGGAGCAAAAAACAATGGTAAAAAAAGAAACAACCCCCGCAACAATGAACCTACCAGAAGCAAGAAAATTGGCCCGCGAACAAATGGAAAAGCACGGAGTTGGTGATTGGAATTTTGAATTTAATCAACACAAAACCTATTTTGGTTTGTGCCGTTGCGGGTTGGAAACAATAGCACTTTCCCAAACACTTGTCCTTATAAATAATCGTACACGGGTTTTGAAAACAATATTGCATGAGATCGCACATGCCTTGGCATATAAATTTTGCAAACACACCGGACACGGTGAAGCTTGGAAAAGATATTGTGTAAAGCTTGGGATAAAACCAAACCGATGTGCGCCACAACATACCACAAAAAAACCCTCTGGCAAATATGAAGCAATATGCAAAAATTGTGGTTTTGTGTGGACGAAACACCGCATGAAAAAAAGAGACCTGCACAATTATTTTTGCACTTGTCAAGATAGTAAAAAGGAAATAACCTTTTTAACGTGGTTGAAAAAATGGTAAGAAATAATAACCGTGGGGGGGGAACTGGTCAACGGGTCGTTTTACCGCGACCAACTCCGCCGGGGAACCCCCCCAAAATTGCGATTGTAATTACACATTACAAAATGCCGCATATGCGGGCGGCACATTTTGGCAGTTGGAATCATAAAATAATTTTCGATTATTTGCCCGCTGTTTTTGTTGTTACTGACAGCCCGCATTTGGCCGTATCGCGTTCAAGTGTTTTGCAATATCCCGGCGAAATGGAAATATTCAGCCTGGCCAAAACATCAAACTTCGGAATTCGCACAGCCATTCTTGAAGGCTTTGACATCATAATAAAAACAGATGTTGACTGCGTGATTTCAGACAACCTTTTCCAACAAATGATTTCCATTGATGAGAAAGAAGCGGTTTGCCCCATCTATCACATGGCCGAAAGCTACGGGACGCGCGAAAGCAACAAGTCAAAACCTTGGCGGGCAAGCAAAGGCACCTTTGCAATGCACCGCAGCGCATGGGAAAAAGTGCGTGGCTATGATGAAAGAATGCACGGTTACGGCATTGAAGATGGCGACCTGTTCGATCGCGTCCACCGCGCGGGCGTGAAAATATTGCGCTTCGGTCAATTTCCGATTTATCACATTGCGCAC